CTCCCCCAAGCCCGTACAAATCGAATTCTGATCACAATGCCCCACAACGCCGTTTTCAACATCGTTCTCATGCACTTTCTCCTACGCCTCTGGGCTATGAAGATAAAACACAAGAAAGATCAAAAACAAAACGTATGGAAAATTCGAAACGTTTACCACGAATACAAACTCCGTGAACAATTCGGTCCCAACATTCCTCCGTTTGACTACTCAAGATCTCTCCTGTTCATCATCGACCAACTCACTTGTTACAAGTTAGAATGGCACTACGAAGATGAATTAAACAGCATCCACGAACGTCGCTATATAAACGACACCGTTGCAATCGCTTCCTCCGACCAAGCTGAAGATCCGCTATCCCGCAATCCTCAGACCTACGACATCGACGCCGACCTATCAGGCCTGCCTCCACATCCCGAAATCTACAAGATTATCCACGATTGGTTCCCCCAATTCCTTCCACATCTTGACTTCTACTGTCGCCCCCCTTCCTTTGGTCCACAAGCATTTTATGACTTCAACCGCACAATCGACCCCCATCCCGCTCCTTCAAAAGAACGAGAAGATGACATCCTTGAACTTGTCCAGCAAATTCTCGCCATTAAGCCCTACCAGCCCATCCACTTCGCTGATTCCCTAGCTTCCGGCATCCCGCTGAACACAAGCGCATCCTACCACGACAAAACTTCACCTGATATTAAAATCAGATCCAAGTACTCGTCCCCCTCACTCTACAGTGAAAAGCGCACATCAAAAGGATTTTCCATCAATTCCACCCTCGGTTACGCACGCACATTCGTTCACAACATCAAAAACTTTGGCACTCCTATCGCTGAAACTCTCTTTGATTCACTCCAACCCGATGAACCCGCAAACGCAAAACTCCAAAACTTTTTCCTTTCCCAGCCAACTGAATTATTCATTCGCTCGCAAATCTCAAAACGCGATCCCGCTGAAACAAAGAAAATCCGTCCCGTTTACGCAGTCGCACTTCTTTTCATCCTGATCGAAATTATGCTCACTTACGCACTCCTTACGCAACTCAGAAACCCTGAATGCGCAGTTATGCACGGCCTTGAAACCTTCAGAGGTTCAATGCAATTAATAGATCAAGTAGCTCATCACTTTACGTCCTACGTCTCACTCGACTGGTCTCAATTTGATCAACGACTTCCACTCTATGTCATTATCGCCTACTATGCCCGATTTCTTCCTTCTCGAATTATCGTCTCACATGGTTATGCAGCAACACACACTTATCCTGACTCACGTCTCAAAACCCTTGACGCATTCGCACTCAAATGCTTTAATCTGCTTCAATTCCTTCTCATATGGTACATCAATATGGTGTTCATTTCGTATGATGGTTATGCCTATGTTCGCACACTAGGAGGTGTCTCCTCCAGTTTACTTAACACGCAAGCCCTCGACTCATTCGGAAACCTGTACATCATTATAGATTGTATGCTCGAGTTCGGCTTTTCAAAAGCTGAAATCACCAACATGATTTTCTTCATCATGGGAGATGACAACATCTTCTTTGCAAGAGAAAATTTCAATCGCATCGTCGATTTCATGCTCTGGCTCGAACCCTACGCAAAATCTCGCCATGGAATGGTTCTCTCAATACTCAAATCAGTATGGACCACACTCCGAAGTAAGATAGAAGTTCTAGGATACACAAACTTTTACGGTATGCCCGTACGTGACACCGGAAAACTAGTCGCTCAACTAGCTTTTCCTGAACGTCCCGTCCCCGAAAACAGAAACTGGATGCACGCTGCCCGTGCACTCGGACTCGCTTACGCCGCCTGCGGCAACGACTCCAACTTCCACATGCTCTGTTACATGGTATATCAAAAGTTTCGCCCGTCACCTGACGAACATGTATCGTCCCACCGATTCATGCAAGCCATCAACTACAACGTACAAGAAATCTTCGGATTCACGTCTGATGAAGGCAAAATCGTCTTTCCCGACTTCCCGTCCCTCTTCGCAGTTCGACAACAAGTAGCTAACTATCAAGGCTTCTTCTCCGAAACTGATAAATGGAAAACTTCCATTTTTACGAACCCTCCAAGCACTACAGACCCCAATGTATTCACGCTTGCAGATTGGCTTTCCTCTCACCCGGAATACCAATTTGTTACGGACAATATTTGGCAAGGTTATCATAGATCCTAACCGGATCCATCATGCTTTATGCCTTTATATTTTACGCTAATAGAAAATATAAAAAAAAAAATTTAAAAAAAAAACA